AAGCTGAATTATCAAAGATGTATTATTGTCAAGCCCAATGTTATATGTGGTTGACTGGAAAAGAAAAGTATAAGTTAATCTATGCTTTAGTGCCAACACCTCAAAGCATGGTCCTGAATGAGTGCGAAAAGTTGGTTTACAAATATGGTAAAAACTATGATAATGAAGATTATATAAAAGAATGTCAACAAATTCAACGTAACAATGATTTGATTAAGGAATTACCAACTGAAAAACGAGTTAAGGTATTTGCATTCGATTACGATACTGCATACATTGAAACACTAAAAATAAAAATTGAAAGAGCTCGTGAATATTATAACACATTAAAACTTTAAAAATGGAAAACGATATAACAGAACACATAAAAAGATTGAGTGCTTATGAGTACTCATTAATGAATACGATTTGCGATTATTCAAACATTAAGATTAGTGACTTACTAGGGAAAGTCCGTAAAAATGAATATGTAAATGCTCGAAAGATTGCAAGCTATTTGTTTAAGAAAAATGGATATACAAATGAAAGAATAGGTACTTTAATAAGCCTCATTCCAAAAGACCATACAACGATTATTTATAATGTTAAAAAGGCAAATGAGCACTACAACCTAGAACCACATTTTAAAACGATTGTGGATAGTGTAATAAGCAATTTGAATAAGTCCGATTTTACATCTTTAAAACACATGCCATGCAAAAAATAAACGAATACATAAAAGAGAATCCTAAAATGAAACTCAAAGAAATTAGCGAATTATTCGGGCTTTCAGTTAGTGCAATAAGCAAACGTAGAAAATTATTGGGTATTAAAATTGGCACCGCAGAAAAATGCAAAAAGATAAAAACAATGTTACATCTTAAGAATATTGATATTGCTAATAAGCTCGGATGTACGCAAAATTTAGTCGCAGTAGTAAGGCATAAAGAAGGTAAAAGGTCTACCCAAAGAGTAGATTTAACAGATGAACAAATTGAGTTAGTTAAGCTAAATTACAACTCAATGACTGGCGTTAAATTAGCTGAATTAATTGGAGTTACTAGTCATGTATTGCGTAGTCGAATGGCTGAAATGCAGTTGTATAACGATACGGAGCGTGAAAGTAGTTTCTTTGATTATAGTTTGGATAATGGCAATGGATATTTTGATTTGGAAAAATATAAAGCGGTTATGTTATGAGTGATAAATTTTTGAAAAGCAATACCGATATAACATTAATTTTAACTTATGCAACGCAAATAAGTAGGTTATGTGAAAATGTTATAGTAGATTTACAATTGACAAAAGATTACAAAACAGACTTTAAAGATTCAATTACAGCAGCTAAAAAAATACATTCTTTGATTACAGGAATAACGAATTATGAAATGCGAAAAGAGATACACGAAAGAACTACAAATAATTATGAGACGGGAGTATTTGACAATTTGATGTTTAATTTTGGACAAATGTCCGATGAACAACGTAACTTAGCAGATGAAGTATGCAACGAAATTTTAAATGGAACATTAAAAATAAATAGAGATAATGAAAGTAAGTGAAAAAATAATTAATTGGTCGCAAGGTAGTGAACATTACAATATATTCTTTGAAATTGTAAATGGTAAAGACATTACTACAAAACAATACATAGAAATTGAATATATTATTCAACAAAAAATAAAAGAATTTAATGAAAAAAATAATAAAATAAATAGAGAAAATGAATAATTACCAATACTTAGGCAAAACAAAAAACGATAAGAAGCCAACATTTGACACAAAAACAATTGATGTCGCTAAAATGAAAGCAGTTAGGATTGATAAAAAAACAATTAAATTAGTAAAGAAATGAACGATAAAATAAAAGAAGTATTGAACGTAATTACAGCCAACGGCATGAGAGAGTTAACAGATGAAAGGTTAAATCAATTTGCATTTGTAATTTGTGAATTGCAAAAAAAAGAATGTTCTTTAATATGGGATTTTGAACATAATAAAGATAGGACTTTAAATTCAAAAAACGTAGCTGAATAAAAAATTAGCCATGTGTCGGAATTGATAGACGAGTGCTTCCCATTAGAACAGCATACCCTTTGAGGTTTATAGGTTTGAATCCTATCATGGCTACTAAACAATTAAAACAAATAAATATGAGTACAATGTTAAGTGGGTATTTCACCCTAGAAAAATTAAAAGAAATCGTAAAGGTTTGCGAAAGTAAAAATGAAACAGGCTTTAAATTTACAGCCAGTATTTCAGACACCTCAAACCAATTTGGACAAAATGTGTCCTTTTTTGCTGAGCAAAGCAAAGAGCAAAGAGATGCTAAGGTTAGTAAGTATTATTTTGGTAATGGTAAAGTATTCTGGACTGATGGCAAAATTGCATTAGGTACAAAGGAGCAAACCATACCGACCGCTGAAGTTAAATATAATGGCGGTAAAGTTGAAACTATGCAAGCGCAAGTTATTGAAAATGATTTACCTTTTTAAGTCAAAAAATAATATTGTAAATTTGTAAGTAAATTAAAAGGTGTCGCATATCTTATAATTAAAAATTTTAGTCCTTTAGGATTTAGCATGATGCGACCTTGCTATTTTCTTAAAGGACTTTTTTATTTTATGATAAATATAGAAGAAACAAGAAAAGATTACGAAGTATTAGAAAGTTTACACAACCTTTATTGGGCATTGTTGTATTCAAATTTTAAAAACCCTTTATTTGTAGATAGTGTCTACAAAAATTTTATGGAGCATCAAATGGTTGCTATTGGTTATGTAGATATACTTATAAAACCTACTAGAAAATTCATTACATTTGAAAAATATTGTAAAAAATATTTTGGACATAAGTTAAAAAAATAATGTAGCTAAAGGTTGTATAGGCATATACGTAAAAAGTTTACTCGTTTCTTTTCCTTTAGCTTTTTAATAAAATGAGAATTAAAAAATTAGATATATGATTACATTAGACAGATGCCTTAGATTACTTGATAGTGGTTTATCACTAGCTACATTAAGCGAAAATAAGCAAGCCAATTTCAGTTGGAAGCCAAACCAAACAATGCAAATAAGCAAAGAGGAATTTGCAAAGCGATACAACTACAATGGTGGTATCATGCTGAAAAGTGGCGAGCAAATGAAAGCTACTTCAAACATTGCATTGATTACTGGATATAATAACATTGAGGTTATCGATGTTGATTTAAAAGTTTTTCCTACATTACCAGAACAAGATAATTTTTGGAATGAGCTTCATAATTATTTGAAGTCAAACATCGATGACTTCGATTTAAAGTTTGTGATTTACAAAACAAAAAACCAAGGTTATCATATACTTTATAAGTGCCAAAACATAGTAGGCAATTCAAAGATTGCAAAATTAAAAGGTCATAAAGAATGCGTAATTGAATCTCGTGGCTTAGGTGGGTACGTAGTGGTTTATGATAATCAAATTAGCAAATTAGATTATCTTGAAATTAAAGAAATTACTGAACGTGATAGGCAAATACTTTGGGATATTTGCAAGACTTATCATTATGTTGATGCCAATGAAACGATACAACCTGATAAAAAAGAAGTTAAAGAATATGCTGAAAGCGAAATTACTCCGTGGAAAGATTACAATGATAAAACGGATATATTCGACATTATAGGCTCGGACTTCAAGATAGTAAAGAAGTTAGCAGAACATTACATTATACTTCGACATGGAGCTACAAGCGTGCAAAGTGGATATGTTTATCGTAATTCAAATTGTATGTACTTATTTTCAACAGGAACGATTTACCCAAATGAAAAACTTATCAATCCATTTACTGCATACGCAATAAAATATCATAATGGTAATTTTAAAGAAGCTACTAAAGACCTTTACAATTTAGGATATGGTAGTCGAATCGTAACTAAAAAGAAACCAGTTGAACCGAAAGAAGTTATTAAAATTAATACCAATGATTTAACTTTTCCGATTGATATTTTCCCGCAAGATATTCAAGATTACATGGTAGAATGTAATAAGACTTTAGACAGCTCAATAGATTATATGGGATGCTCAATGTTATGGATGTTATCCGTAATCGTAGGTAATTCAATTCAGATTGAGGTTAAGCGTGGATGGTATGAAGTATGCAATGTATGGATAGCAATCGTAGGTAAGGCTGGTATTGGTAAAACTCCAAGTATTAGTAATATCATTTATCCATTGCAGAAAATAAATTCAAAGCGTATCAAAGAATACATTAAGCAATATGATAAATTCGAAGCCTATTCAAAGTTAACCGCAGATGAACAAAAGCAAAAAGAGGAAACAAAGAAGCCTATTAAAAATCAATTCATCGCAAATGATATTACACTTGAAGCCTTAGTAGATTTACATCAAGAATCAAAGAATGCAGTCGGTGTATTTAAAGATGAATTAGCTGGTTGGTTTAAGGACATGAACAAGTATCGAGCTGGATCCGATTTAGAATTTTGGTTAAGCTCATGGAGTGGTAAAAGTGTAAGCATGAATCGAAAGACCGCGAAATCCTCGTTTGTTGAAAAACCATTTATTCCCGTGTTGGGTGGTATTCAACCTGGCATATTAGAGCAATCCTACACAGCAGAAAACAAAGAGAATGGATTTGTTGACAGGATGTTAGTTAGTATGCCTGAATTAGATATTGAAAGCTATAATACAAACGAAATGAACGAAGCTACCTTAGAATGGTATGAGACATTTATAATAGGTATTTATGAGCATGTTAAATTTACATTGATTGAATACGACCAAGATGCCGAAATATTAGTTAAGAATGCTAAAATGGATGCAAAAGCAAAAATAGAATGGCAAAGAATATTTAATGACATTACCAATGTGCAAAACTCGGACGATGAAAACGAGTACATGAAAAGTATGCTACCCAAACAAAAATCATATATACCTCGATTTGCGCTTTTAATACACATTTTAGACTACTTCATGGATGTTAAGCATAAAGACCCTTATATCGTAAATAAAGACGCAATTTTGAAGGCTGAGAAGCTATCCAAGTATTTCATTCAGATGGCAAAGAAAGTTAAAGTTAATTCGATTGAGCATAAAGAGATTAAAGATGTTATTTATAATGCAAAAAATAAGACTAATAAAGAAAAGTTTATTGATATGTACACATCAAATCCTGATATAGATAAGAAACGAGCTGCTGAAATATTAGGCGTATCTTTGACTATGGTTTATAAATATTTAAAGGAATAATTTTAAACCTATTTTAAACCTAGTTTAAAATATTTTTTCCTTTGTAATACATGATACCATTGATTATAAAAGGAATTTTAAACCAAAAAATTCAACTTAGTTTAAAAATAGAAAAAATAAAAAATAAAAAATAATTTTAAAAATAATTCAAATTTTCTCAAAGTTTAAAAATTTAGTTTAAAAATATGCTGAAACCCTTTACCACATTAACTTTAAACCCTTAAACCAAAATTCAACCTAGTTTAAAATGAGTTTAAAATCATAATATGTAACTCGTTGATAATCAATAAAAATAATATTTTAATATGAATAGAAAAACAAAACAAAGATTCTTAGATGCAAAGCGAATGAGCCTTATGCGAAAGTACCCGACATGGACAGATGAAGATTTACAGAGCTTTAATTTTTACACAAAAACTGATAATTCTGCAAACCATTTGACTGGTTGCATAATGGATTGGATAAGATACAATGGTGGACAAGCTGAACGAATAAACACAATGGGTAGAAGGATTGACAATCGAGAGACAATAACCGATGTTATGGGCTACACACGGACAATCGGTTCGGTTAGTTGGCAAAAGGGCACAGGAACGAAAGGGAGTGCTGATATTAGCGCAACAATCCCAATGCAAGTAAATGGTATCAAATTTGGAGTTAGTGTCAAAATAGAGGTTAAATATGGCAAGGATAGGCAAAGCGAAGACCAGAAGAAATATGAGCACACAATCAATGAAGCTGGGGGGATTTATTACCAAGCTAGAAACATTGATGACTTTATTGAATGGTACGATGAAAATTTTAAATAACGTGACTTATACTACACATCATAATCATTAACAAGTAAATTATACAACACATTATGCAAATAGAATTTAAAATTACAGGTGAAGACCAGAATGAGCTAATGCCTTACTTTCAGGCGCAAAATAGAGATGCTTTTTTATTCGAATTATTCCACAATTTTTTCAGGCAATGGAAAAATACTGATGGCATGGTTGATATTGAAGATGTTAAAGAAAAGTTATTTATGCTTAAGAATGAACATAATATTAGTTTAATCGATTATTAATAAACTAACTTTGTTTTCCAAATGAATCTAATTGATTGACATAGTTCAAGAATACCCTATCTTAATTGAAGCCAGTAAAAAAATTACAGGCGGTCATGAATTGCATTTAGATTTACTTCATTATGCAATTGAGGAGCTATATTCAAAGTCAAATTATAATGAGATTATTAATAGTGGTGGATTGAGATTTTATATAGTACGAATAATGCTTACACAATGGCGCTCGAACACTGGTCCATTTTATAAGATGTTTTTTAATCAAAAGTCAAATGAGATAGTTGGAGATTTTATATACGAAGATGAATACGAATTTAATGAGATACAATACAATGAAGCCTTAGAAGATTTGAAGTGGTACGATAAAGAATTATTCAAACTATTCACAAACGAACAGCATACGATTTCAAGCCTATCTAGGCAAACAGGCATACCACGTTCAAGCGTTGATTTAACTATTAAAAAAGTACGTAAAATATTAAAGAAACATGAGTAAAGTATTAATAATCGGAGACATTCATGAGCCCTTTTGTTTGGATGGTTATATTGATCATTGCAAAAAACAATATAAACATTTCAATTGTAATAAGGTAGTATTTATCGGAGACATAATTGACTCACATTACAGCTCATTTCATAATACCGACCCCGATGGATTGAGCGCAAAGGATGAGCTCAATGTTTCAATTAAGAAGTTAAGAAAGTGGCATAAGGCATTCCCGAACGCAACGGTTATAATTGGCAATCATGATAGGATTGTGGCACGTAAAGCCTTAGCAAATGGAATTAGTGCAAAATGGATTAAAGAATATAAAGATGTACTTGAAGTACCTACATGGAATTTTAAAACAGATGAAACGATTGACAATGTGTATTATGTACATGGTGAAGGTTCAACTGCATTTACAAAGGCTAAAGACCAATTTCGTAGTGTTGTAGCTGGTCACACACACACGAAGTGTTACATTGAATTCGTTAACAACGTATTCGGTATGCAAGTCGGTTGCGGTGTAGATAAGGATAGTTACGCAATGGCATACGCAAAGAATTACGCGCCGCCTCAGATAGCTTGCGGTGTTGTTATTGATGGGAAATTACCGATTATAATTAAAATGCACTAAAATATATATTTAACTATATGAAATGGAAATTTGAAAATATAGATGTTATATTCAGTTGTCATGAGAATGACTTTGAAAGAACTAGTAATTACTCACGAAATAAACTAAATACAAATGATAGAATTATTTATCTTGACGGTGCTGTTGTCAATGGCAACGATAGCGTTAATACTGAATCCGATTTACTCGAAAGTGTTGAAACTAATATCGATACTAACGAACATAAACCTAGAAGGAAAGCCGTTAAAGTGTCCGACGTGCCTACCGTTTTGGGTGACAATGATAGTCCTATTGATTACTAGAGTAGATATACCTATGGTAATATTATTGAGCTTTAGTGCGTCATACTTAGGTGAGTACTTTTATAAACAATTGACTACATGAAAAAGATAATTAAATTAAATATATTCAATTGTAAAGTAAATTTTATCCTATCAAAGGATATAATTAAAGACATCAATAAGATATTTAAAAAAAATAAAGAAGTATTTACTTTGGATTGCGAACTTGAAGGCATTGTTTTTTATTTTAGCATTTCGGAATATTTTATAATCATTAACGAGAATTATTTAACTCATAATACATTGGCACATGAGATATATCATTTAGTAGTTAAAGTAACGGAGCCTAGGGATATAACAGACGAAGAGACGCAATCGTGGTTATGTGGGGAGTTAACACAGGATATATATAAATTTTTAGAAACAAACAAAGTAACAATAAAATGACAATGATAGTTAGCGAACAGGATAAACAATTATTACTTGAAAATAGTAAAATAATACTAGACATTACAACAGGATATAAGCCTAACGAATTAAAGGTATTATATGATTTGCACAATCGAATTTACAACACTAATAAGGTGCCAAACGGTTGTGGTTCCTGCATTCGTAGTGTAATTGTTTCACTTCAAAAAGCATTATCAAAAGTTATATAATAATTAGAAAATAATTAGAAAATATGCCAAATATAGAAAACTTAATACCAGCACAAAAAGGTGAAGTAAGAAACCCAAATGGGCGTGGTAAAGGCAATAGAAATAGAAGTACAATCCTTAAGGAATTACTTGACATTAACGACCAAGAATTAAAGATGCACCAAGCACAAATCGAGAAAGCAATAGAGCTAAAAGATACGAACGCATATAAAGCGGTTTTAGATAGTGCTTACGGTGCACCAGTACAACAAATAGACAACGACATCACAATAAAAGAATTTGACATCTCGAAACTCTATAATGGAGAAGCACAATAACACATGGAATTTACTTGGAAGCAAAAGTAGATACTTTGTAGTCACGGGCGGTAGAGGCAGTGGTAAGTCTTTCGAGGTTGGTAGGTTTATAACTCTATTATCATTCGAGCAAGGTCATAAGATACTGTTTACAAGGCAAACAATGACCAGCGCACACTTGTCTATCATTCCTGAATTTAAAGAGAAAATAGAGCTGTTAAAATTAGAAGATATGTTTAGTATCTCTAAAAGTGAGATTAAGAATAAACAATCTCAAAGTGAGATATTCTTTAAAGGCTTAAAGACTTCAAGCGGTGACCAAACTGCAAACCTTAAATCATTGCAAGGAGTTACAACGTGGATTTTAGATGAGAGTGAAGAGCTAACCGACGAAGATACGTTCGATAAGATTAACCTTTCAATCCGTTCAAATGATAAGCAAAATAGAGTTATATTAATTCTTAATCCTGCAACGAAAGAACATTGGATATATAAGAAGTTTTTTGAGCAGGAAGGTATTAAAGAAGGCTTTAATGGCACGAAAGGTAACACGACATACATTCATACTACTTACGAAGATAACATTAAAAATTTAGGTGTTAGTTTTTTGCAAGAGATTGAGAAAATTAAGATACACAACCCCGACAAATATCAACACGTTATTTTAGGCGGTTGGTTAGATAAAGCAGACGGAGTGGTGTTTACTAATTGGGAGTTCGGTGCATTCAATCCAAACTACTTGCAAACTTCTTTCGGTATGGACTTTGGATTTTCAATTGACCCAGACGCATTAGCTGAAGTGGCAATTGATTTAAAGAATAAAATACTTTATGTCAAAGAACATATTTATCAACGTGGGCTTAAAACACATGAGCTATCAAAAATGTTACTTGAAAAAACGAAAGGCGGTTTGATTATAGCAGATAGCGCTGAACCAAGATTGATTGATGATTTAAGATTTCAAAAGGTAAACATACAAGCAGTTAAGAAAGGAACCATCGAAAGCGGTATAGTAAGAATGCAAGACTTCAAGATTATAGTTGAGCCGAATAGCACGAACATAGCAAAGGAGCTGAATAATTATTGCTATCTAAACAAAGGTTCAAAACTTTATATTGACAATTGGAACCACATAATAGATGCAATTAGATACAATGTGATATACAACCTTGATAACCCGAGCCGAGGTACGTATGGTTTTTACAAAAAAGGTATGTAATTTTACAAAAAAAATATATTTATAAGCATGGTTGGTTCAATTTACGAAATATTAATTAAAGATTTAAGAACATTGTGTTTATCTCATAAGGCAGTAAAATCCTTTCGAGTAGGCGATATTAGCGCAATCGAACAACCAACTGGTAACGATGGGCCACATACGAATAGTTATGATTACATGGCGGTTCACTTAGTACCGTCAACTGCAGAGATGAATGGACAGTCAACAAAGTTTGAGTTTGATATGGTTGTATTTGATTTATGTAAAGACGATTTGGATTTGCAAGTAATAACACAATCTCAATGCCTTGAAGTAACTAGAGATATTATAAGCAAATTTAATTTAACAGATTGGAAAGGATTTCGATACAACATTCAATTACCTACGACCTCAATGATATTCGATGAAGCCTTTGTTAACTCCGTGGCTGGTTATACAACACGAATAATAGTTGAAGCAATTAGTCCTTTCACTTTATGCGAAAATCCATTTAATTAATGGATCCAAAGAAACTATATATACGTCAAGTTACTAAAGCCTTAGATGCTTTGGGTACTGAAATATTAAACATCATGAAGGCGCAAGCACCCGTAAAAACAGGCAAGCTAAAGCGTTCGATACGTTATAAGATAGTTACTAAAAACGATAATCCAGCATTATCATTTTATTACATCTATTATGGCGTTTATGTTGATTTAGGAACGTATAGCAATGCAGACAAAGCAAGTTATGGAATGAGCCAATTCATAATGCCTAAATGGAATCCAAGACCAGGACATACGGGTAAAGGAATATTGCCTAGATATTGGACTTCATTGTCAAGTGATGCAAACGAATTAATCGGATATTTCGCAAAGAAATTAGAGCGTACGGTCGGAGCGGATATAGTCGAAATATTAACAGGAGTTACAACAAAAACAAGTAGAGCAACAGCATAAATTATGAGAACAATTAAAAGTATATCAATTAGAAAATTTATCGAGATTTCGGATTTAATCAAAGATGAAACAAGCATTCACGACCGAATGAAAGTGTTCCAAATTGTCACAAGTTGCGACATTGAAGAAATCCGTATTATACCTGCTGAAATACTAGATACAATGTGGAATGAGTTTGTTCACAATTGCTTTGACTTAGGTGACGGGAGCGTTGACAATATCATTACCATTGATGGTAAAAGTTATGGATTGATTAACGTGAAAGGATTAACAGTTGGTGAAATGGCTGATATCGATGTGCTTAAAAATCATCCCGTGTTAAACTTTAATCTTCATAAGATTATGGCAATTTTATATCGACCATTAATTTCAAAACTACCTTTCAAGATTGAGCCTTATAGCAATGAAACATTTGAGGAGCGTGCTGAATTGTTCGCTGAAAAAATGCCCGTTAAGGTTGCATTGAACACCGCTGTTTTTTTTTTAAATATATTGGGCAGCTTGAAAGAAGTTACAAAGGACTTTTTGGATCCGAAGATACCGAAAGCGGAGAAGAAGAAAAAAATCTTGAACGCTCTGATATCCGTTGCGCTCGAGGTTGGAATTCGTTTATTTACTTCCTTGCGAAAGACGACATCCTTAAAATCGAAGAGGTTACAAAAATAGAATTAATAACAGCCTATAATTTTTTAGCACACCAAAAGAATAAAAATGATAACACAAATTAACTACGCACCATCTTACTTACAAGGCACATACAATCCGATAATTTGGAGCGTTACAAGTGATGAAACTTATCAAGATAATTTCAGTTATATTTTTGATGTGTATATCAATAATGTTTTTGAAATAAGATTAAAAGTAAAACCGAACCCAGTTGGTGCTGGCATGATTGATATTAGTCAAATTTGTCAAGCGTATTTAAAAGATACAATTCCTGAAACTACAATTAATACAACTACATATTATCATATTTTTGCAGACAATGGTAATTCAAGTTTACATACATTTGTAATTTGTGGCGAGGAATACGGCGGTCAAATTTACGATGGCAATGGTAATGTAGGAGAACCCGATTTTTATTTGTGGGCAAAAACAATTCAAAATAATTTCGATATTCCCGTTCACGTTTGGAATAGTAGCTTAGAACATCAACAACAACAAGATGGAATGAGTAATGGAATCCTATATAGTGGTGGCTATGGTATATTACCTTCGCAAACAATAACATACGATTGGGGTAATGCGTTATTAAATAATACGT